TGTTCTGCTAAATCAAACTGTTGTTCTGGTGTAATATTTCGTAACTTTGCGAGATTAATTATTCGTAAGTATTCACTGTCAGATGTAAAGATACCATTATGATCGTCTTCAAACTTTGCGTAGTTTACAGGAAAACCTAGTTTATTTCCAAGATCAACATAATGCCTGCGCTGCATTACGTCTTCTTTTTTTACACCAAGTTTTCTAAATGCTAGTGAGTGTAATGTTCTAAAGTATGGTAAGTCGTCTTCTGTAAGATTAAATTTTTTTATAGCTCTGTCTCTTGCTTCGTACGCAGCTTTCTGTGTAAAAGCAAAGTAACCAACTTTATCAGGATCTGTTTGTTTTAAATAGTCATCTACTTTGTTTAACAACGTAGTTGTTTTACCTGTGCCTGGTGGTCCTAATACAATTGTTTTCATTAGTATGGTGACTCCTCTTTTAATTTTTTAGGTTTGTAATCATCTGTTTTTTTATCAAACTCTTTAACTACAAATATAGATAATCTTTCTTTTCCAATTCTTTTATTTTCACAATCACATTTTTCTTTTAGCAATTGTGCTGTTCTTGAATAACCTAGATCCCATCTTCTACGCATTAAAAACTGGTGATAGAATCTATCAAATACAAAATGATGATAGCCTTCTGATGTCCATACACCACCTTTTTTTAAATCATTTTTATCTGTTGATACCTGCCTGTTTAAACAAAACTCTTCTAAATGATTTTGTAATTGATCTTCTGTTCTTAATCCTTCCGCAGGTTCTGTGACTTCTGCGCTATTTAATAATAAATTTGTTATGGTCACCCAATCTTTTTCTTTTAATGTTGGTGGTCTGTTTCTTAATTGTTTCATACATGCCTCCTGAAATAAACTTTGCTGTCTCAAGTATTTTACATTCTCTAAGTATAATCTTTCTCCGTCTACATTGAGATAGTAGTAAGGATCCTCCAGGTCAATAACCTGAAGGTCGGTTAGCCCAGGAAATAATATTTCTTGGCCAATACCATATTTTCTAGTCCGACATAATGTTTTATCACACATACTACACATAGGTTCATCTTTACATTTATAGCCCCATTCTTTTTTGTCGTGCTGTGTAACAACTATCTGTACCTCTGAATCAGATAATGGTCTTTCCATTGCAGTTGCATTAAATAAAATTAATTTTGATTTCCATTCACCTGGCCATTTTTGTTTTGCATACACACCATAATGAAACAATGCATTGTTCCTACCACCTTCACCTATTTTATTCATAGCTAGTGTTTCAATACATGGTGGTCCATCACTATATTCTGATTTAGGTCTTTCTACTTTTATACTATCAACATCTTTTACTTTTGTATTTTCATACAATGAAAAAAAATCATCTAGTGTAGCACCTGCCCCATCTTTTTTAAATGCGTATCTTGTTGTTTTGTTACCAGAAAAATATGGTAAGTTTAAAAAATTTCCTGTATCATCTTTCGATTTTAATTCCGTTTGTTTTGGAAAAACTTCTGAACCACCATATCCCAATACAGCTTTTATCTGCATTAACTTATCTTGCATAGATTTTGCAGATACATAATCTTCTGTAAATAAAAATACATGTGCACCACCAGACTTAGATCTAAATACTATTAGTGGTAAATTTAATTTATCTATTTTATCTATTAATTGTTTGTGATCAAACCCTGCGTATGAATCTATATCTATACATCCCCACTTACAATTGTTGTCATCGTTAATAGGTATGACACCTAAACTATCTGTGCCGTCTAAATGTTTTTTCCATAGATCATCTGTAACTGGTTCTCTCTTAATAAAAGATACTCCTTTTACTTTTTTTCCGTTACCGTTTGATTCGCCTACTTTAGTGACACCGTGAGCACGATCTAATCCTAAAAATATTTTTTTAAATTGTTCAACCATAAAAATATACGTGGGCGTTTCCACGCTAGCTTCGACGCCCACTACCTAGGATTCTAGTATGGTTGTTTAGACTCGTTTTCTTCTGAGCCGTGTTTAGCTTGGACTTCTCCTTTGCCTACACTTGTTGCAAAGCCTTTAGCCATTTCGTAGTCTCCTTTAGAAGCTACGGGACCAACTTTGCTCACATCCCAACCAAACCATGTACCTTTGTCATTTGACATTTGTACAGTTTTTAGATTGTAAATGTGGCTGTATGTAGGCGGAGTAAATAATCCATTTTTACCCTGCATTTTAATACCCATCATCATTGAATTCCATTTTCTACTAATTTTTAATTGAGTAGATTTCATAGATATTAATGCTGTGCTTGGGCTTTTACCTAATACCAATACAAAATGATTTGCAGTATTATCAAGATAATTACCGTTTGGTAATCTATCTTTGTATGAAGCATCTCTTTTGGTTTGATTAATTATATCACTCCCTGCTTCATGAATAGCTACTGGTGCACCAGTGCTGGTACCCCTGTCTTGCCATTCGATGTACTGTCTTTTGTAGTGACAAGGTATTACATTAATACTATCAAACAATTCGTTTGTAACAGTATTAATTATCTTGCCAGGTTCAGCACCTTCTACATATTTACCATCTCTCTTGTTTACCTCTGGAGATAGTTGACCCAAAATTTTTAAGAAAGGTAACGCAAGATCTTCTTGCGAAATATTTTGAGCCCCTTGGTTTGCATCAGCTTCAAACAAATTAGTTGCTAATGCTCCTTCTTTTTTCGTTGCTACTTGGTTCATGTTACTTGTTCCTTTTTATTGTTGTTTTATTCTCAGTGTATACACCGAAAATTTCCGTTGGCATTTCTTTACCCGCCTCTAAACGCTCACGGACTAGCGCTTTCAGAGTCATGGGCTCAACCTTCATCTTTTGTGTCGGTTGAAACCCTTGACTCTTCGCAAGTTCAGCGTAAGACGCTGCCTTGTTATCCTCGTTACGACCAAATGCTACCAAGATCTCGTTCTTAATAATATCACCTAGTCCATTGTCACGAAGCCAGTTAAAAGCCATTTCTTTATTAGCTTCACTAATGTGAGCTTTATAAGAAGTGGCAACTTTAAGATGTGATCCATCTTGAAGTTTTAATTCTGAGAGACCCATCTCTGACATCATAGTTGGTATGATGTCACCCGATATTCTATCTCTAGATTTTTTAAGTTCTTTTATTTCATTCTCCCTATCTTCAATAGATTGAATAAACTTTTCTAATTGTTCAACTTGGTCTGCAAGAGACTGAATATTATCCGTTTTCTTCATTGCATCTTGTTGATCTGCCTCAAAGTCAGGCATTTTTATTTGTTGTTTAATGCTCATCTAGTTCTCCTTTCTCGTATAGATTAATTTCAATAGGATAATATTTTCTTTCTTGTTTATCCCATTTAAGCAATTTAAATTTACCATTAGTAATATCAGACACAATAGAACATGCAACACCTATGATAGCGGGATCGCCTGTAAGTAGTAAATAATCTCTTGGCTTATAATTTTTTAAACCTTGTCTTAGTTTAAAAACTAAAGGGCCTGGTGAAAATATCATTTGTGAAAACTCTGGTAACAAAAATTTAAATTGTCCATATTGAGATGCACCTATAATATTAATTTTAGGAGCACCTGCTTTGCTTCCTGATATTTCTTGAATAACATATACTGTAGACGTATAATTATTCTTTACCATTTCATATTTATTACTTTCTGACATTGACAAATCATATAACATCCTTTATATTAATGTCAATAGAAAGATATTATGGATTATAAATTTAAGTTAAAGCCATACAAGCATCAGTTGACTGCTTTAGAAAAGTCGTGGAACAAAGAAACCTATGGATATTTTATGGAAATGGGTACGGGTAAAACAAAAGTATTAATAGATAATATGGCCATGCTTTATGATCAAGGTAAAATAAACGGTGCTTTAATTATAGCGCCTAAAGGTGTTGTAAAAACATGGCATGAACAAGAACTACCAACACATCTACCTAATCATATAGAAAACGTTACAACCTTGTGGCAACCAAACATAACTAAAAAACAAGAAACTAAATTAAATAATTTATTTGATTTGGGCACTGACCTACATATTTTTATAATGAATGTAGAAGCGTTGTCTACAAGCAAAGGTGTTAAGTTTGCAGAAAAATTTTTAAGATCACATAGAACTTTGATGGCTTTAGATGAATCTACTACAATAAAAAATCCATCAGCAAAAAGAACTAAGAACGTTTTAGCTCTCGCTCCTATGGCTAAATATAGGCGAATCTTAACAGGTTCGCCTGTAACTAAAAATCCTTTGGATTTATACACACAGTGCGAGTTCCTTGATCCTTGGCTCTTAAACTTTAATTCTTGGTATGCGTTTAGAAATAGATATGCCATTATGAAAACAATACACGTAAGAGGTAGATCAATACAAACTGTGCATAAGTTTCAAAACTTAGGTGAACTATCGGATAGGTTAAAAGGCTTTTCTTACAGAGTATTAAAAGAAGATTGTCTAGATTTGCCTGAAAAAATATACATGAAACGACACGTGGCTCTAACTAAAGAACAAGAAAATTTATACGAACAAATGAGAAAGACGGCTATTGCAAACTTAAATGGTAAGGTTACTTCTACAGTTACTGTGTTAACACAGTTGATGCGATTACAACAAATAACCTGTGGTCATTTTGTTGCTGACGATGGCACCGTGCAAACTATAAAAAATAACAGACTAGATGAGCTTATAGATGTATTAGAAGAAACAGAAAACAAAGCTATTATATGGGCATATTGGCAAAGAGATGTGCAGGATATAAAAGATGCTATTGAAAAAAAATATGGTCCAAGATCCGTGGTCGATTATTATGGGTTAACACCACAAGATGAAAGACAAGATAACATACGTAGATTTCAAAACGATAATGAGTGTAGATTTTTGATAGGTACACCTTCTACTGGTGGTTATGGTATCACACTAACAGAAGCAAATACTGTTATCTATTATTCTAATGGTTATGATTTAGAGAAAAGACTGCAATCAGAAGATAGAGCACACCGTATCGGACAAAAGAAAAATGTAACCTATATAGATTTAATTGCAGAAGATACTGTTGATGAAAAGATAGTTAAGTCTTTACGTAAAAAAATTAATATTGCATCTGAAGTTATGGGTGAAGAATTACGAGATTGGATTTAGTCCAAGTCTACAGCGTTACCAATAATAGGTTTGTATCTAGTTTTACCATCTTCTCGGTAAGCTCTTAATAATTGTTTACGTGGATTCTCAGAAACCCAGCTACAGTGGACCCACCCCGAATTTGGTTCACCAGGAGTGTAGAACTCAAGTATCATTTGATCCCAATCTAGGTTTTGTTTAATCCAGTCAAAGACTTCAGCGTTGCTTGTACCCATACATTCGAAGTCGACCGCCTCCGCACGGGTATGTTGGCTATTGATCGACGAATTAATTTTTACGCACAGCTCAGGGGACCGAAAACAGCTGGTCACCGTTACTCTGCCGAAGTGGTCACGCACTGGTTGTAAAATATTTTCACAAAGTAATTTTAATTTTTCTATCTGGTCTGCGTTAGGGTTATTATCTATACCATGCCTAATGGCTGTATCTGATTTGATTAACTCTGCAAGAGAAAAGTTTCGTGAAAGTTTCATCAATTAAATAATATACCTAGTGCAAAGAGCACAGCAGATCCCGCTGCTGCTAAGAGAACCCAATAGATCTTGTCTATCTTACCGCCCAATTTCTCGACATCTTCGTGTATATGTTTTAAGTGATTATTTTTAATCTGCGAAATGTCTTTTCTCACGCCTGTTATGTATCCATATAAGGCTACGATATGTTCTCTTGTTGTTTTAGGGTCTATTGCCATGATTACCCAATCCTTATTCCTAAATCATTTAAAGTTTTTAGTTTGTCTGCTGTTGATAAACTAGCAAAATTAGGTGGCAAACTCAAGCCAACATTTTGATTGGTAGCGCCTGTTACTTGCGGACTTATTGGCACAGTATTTACGGGGGGTGTTTGTATTGTTCCTAATGGATCAATAGTTTCTTCTGGTTCATCAAAGTCTGGTATGTTTAATTCTCCTGTTAATAAATCAACTCTAATATTTTGTCTTCTAATTTCGTTAAGAAAAGGTCGAGCTTCTATATATGGATTAGGCACATCCTCATTAGTTTCAATATTTAAATTATTATTTATTTGTGCTATCCTGCTTGTAAAAAAATCACTTGGTTTTTTAGGATTATATTGTCCTCTCATTAAATCTTTAAATACTTTTTCACTAATACCTCTTCTTTTTACTTTTGCTTTTATTTGGTTGTTAGACATTCCTAATGTTCTTGCAGCTTCAATGTCTTGATACATTTCTTTTAATACTTCAAACCTTCTTTGTTCTGAATATTTATACGTATTTAATATTTTTTCTGGGCTAACTCTACCACCTTTTAATAATGGAGCTGTAAATAAATTTTCTGCACCTTTTAAATTTTTTCCAAAGTTAGTGCTTTTGTATATCATACCTCTTTCAGGATCTACCTTTTGAACTCTAAATCCAGTTAAACTTTTTATCTCATCTGAAAAATTAAACGATCGACCATAAGTATCTGTTTTACCAGTAACAGAATCTGATATTCTTTGAAGTTGTGCAAGTGATCCTGGTTCAAAAGCTTCTGCAATATGTTTAACTCCTTTTGCAATTTTAACAAAATTATCATCTGATTCAGACCAAATTCTTCTACCGCTTTTACCAATGCCTAGTCTTAATGTGGAATCTACAAAACGTTCTGTAAAAATAGATTCTGATGTAAATGGTTTTGTTAAATCTATAGTTGCCTCTGTAATTCCATTACCTAAAGCTTTCATTAATGAGTCTTCAGTACCATCTCCTTTTGCTAATTCATTTGCAACTGCATTAAATGGTCTAAGTAAAATATCATACGCGTTTGCATAGCTATAATCCACATATTTTAGATAACCGTCTTTATCTCGACCCACTGGAAATAGTGTGGAGTTTCTAGACCATGGTGGAACAAATCGTCTAAGTGCATCCATTTCTTCATTTGTAACATCATTTTTAGCTTTAAGTCCTGCAGTCACTCCAGTTGGAATAACCGTTGTTGTAAAACCAAAACCAAACAATCTTTTATAACCAATAGCAGCTACCTCTGGTATGCCACTTTTTATTTCTTTAATAGATTGTTCTAAAACATTATTTCCTGTTCTAATAACTTCTATTGGAAAAGCTATAAAATTACCAAAAGGAGAAAGTCTTAGGGCTCTACCCAATCTACCTATGTACGCATAGTTAGGCACATTATTTCTAGTAATGTTAGCTGCAACTTCTGCAAATAGTTCATTATATGGTCCTAAAAATTGTTTAGCATTAGGATCATAATTTCTAGTTAATGATTTTTGTAAAAACTTTTGAACCTGTTTACCATAATTTTTACCATCTTTTGTTATAGTAGCTAAAGTTTCCGCATCTCCAGCTAAAACTTTATTAAAGTTATTTGCATTAACACCATACGATTCTAACGCTCCTTTGTGTCTAGCTCTTTCTACTCCCCATGTTAGAACCTTCCAAAAATCATCTTCTGCAATATAAGCATCCTCTAATTTTCCATATATCTCTCTAGATTTTCTTAATACCTTTCCAAATTTATCGGGAGACAATGTGGCTCCAAGAGTTTCAGCAGCTGCTTGATCAGTGTTATTAATAACATTACCAACGTTTTGTTTCATAACATTTGCTTCTACTTGCGTTCCCGTAACACCATATTTAGATAATAATTCAGATATTTCTCTTACCTCATTTGCGGGTATTCCACCAACCACTCTTTTTGCTGTTAAATCTTTTGCTATACCAATTAAACTTCTTTGACTATCTTTTGTTAATCCAGCATCTGCAAACAAGGTTGTATATTGTTTTCCAGGTAATATAATACCGTTTGCCATAGCAAACGCACTAGCACTTACAAAGTTTCTTGCGTGAGTTAATAAACTTAAAATAGTTTTTGATATCTGTGCAACACCTTTAGGTGCAAGAATACCATACTGATAAAATTGTCCTACAATTCCATCACCTTTAAATAAATTATTACTAACATCAAATACAGCGTCATAGACTGGTGCTCTTAAATATAGTCCTTCAAAAGGTGACATGCCTGAAATTTCATCTACACCCTCTTGTACTCTT